ATTCATTCTATTAATCAAAAATTAGTAGGACTGAAGTCACGAGATACTGCCAAGACATTCTTCTATGCTTTTATATATGGAGCAGGAAATGAAAAGCTAGGTAAGATCTTAGGGACTAATATTCGCGGAGGTAAACAAGCTAGGATGAAGTTGTTGAATGGAGTTGATGGTTTACTTAAATTAACTGAAGCTGTTAAGCAAGCGTACCGGAGGAGAGGGCATCTTATAGGGTTAGATGGAAGAAGACTCCATGTACGTTCAGAACATTCTGCTTTAAATACTCTGCTTCAGAGTGCAGGAGCTATCTTGATGAAAACATCTCTGATTCTCTTGGATAAACGGTTACAATTAATGGGGTTAGAGCCTGGAGATGACTATGAGTTTGTAGCTAACATCCATGATGAATTTCAAATTGAATGCAAGGAGAGGTATGCCAAAAAATTTATCGGACCGGAAGCGGAACAAGCGATTACGAGAGCTGGAGACTACTATGAATTTGGATGCCCTCTTAGTGGAACGTCTAAAATTGGAAGAAATTGGGCTGAAACACATTGATACATTTAAGGAACTTGCAAAGTTATGTTTAGGATTTCATAAGTTTTTACTTTCTAAAAATCCTTTTGAGAGTAGAAAGAAGACAGGATATGATGCTTATAGATACCATGTAAGAATGTATATTTTAGCTTTATTAAGGAATTTTACTTGTGAGCATTGTAATAAAATAGATTTAAAAAGATCTTTACATTTTCATCATATTAATCCTGAGACAAAAAGATTTAGAATTTCTAGGATAGGGAGATATAATTTTACAACAGGATTAAAAGAATCATTGACGTGTAAATATTTATGTGATGAGTGTCATTACCAAGAACATTTAAAGATGGGAGATTATTATGGATACTTTGAGACTATTGATAGATGGAGACATACTTACATACAAAGTGTGTTGGGCAGTACAGACAGTAGTACATTGGGATGATGATATTTTAACTACTGCTACTAACGTGTCTGAGTTAAAAGCTCAAGCTAACACTATGATTAGTGAGTGGCAAGCGAAGTTGGGAGGAGGAGATGAGGCTTCTACTATTATTTGTTTTTCAGACAGGGCAAATAATTTTAGGCGAAAAATTTTTCCCGATTATAAATTAAACCGCAAGGACCAGAAGAAACCTCTAGGGTATAATCATCTGGAGACTTATCTCAAGGAACACTATTCTACCAAGACTCAACCTATGTTAGAAGCTGATGATGTCTTAGGTATCCTTGCTACTGATGGGGAGTTTGACAGGAATATAATTATTTCTATTGATAAGGATATGCTCACGATTCCTTGTGAGTATTACAACATGGATTCAGAAGTCACTGAGATAATTGATGAGAAGATGGCAGATCATATGTTTTTCTTTCAAACTTTAACAGGAGACGCAGTAGATAATTATAAAGGATGTCCAGGGATAGGACCAAAGAGAGCTACAGAACTCCTTCTAACTAAAGGGGTTAAGTGGCAAACGATTAAAGATGCTTATGCAAAAGCTGGCTTGACTGAGGATCATGCTTTAACTCAGGCTAGAGTTGCCAGAATTTTAAGAAGCAAAGATTACAACTTTAACAAAGAGGAAATTAATTTATGGAATCCTACAATGAAAAGGTAAAAATTTATAATATGATTAAAGAGAACGTGTCTCCTGATTATTATGCTAGGTATGATATAGAACCAATCAGTTTTATCATGAGGAATAATATTCCTTATGCTGAGGGTAACGTAATAAAGTATGTACTAAGACATGACATGAAGGGTGGCAAAGAAGATATTAACAAAGCAATACGCTATTTAGAAATGATTAAAGAGGAGAAATATAGTGCAAAAAGTCAGGAAGTTTCATGAGAAAATGGAGTTAGCTGTTGATCAACCGTTCAGTAAAGAGTTGCTTGAGTTCAGGATGAAGTTAATTCTCGAAGAAGTGCAGGAGTTAGCTGAAGCTGGTTTTAGATTAGAAGGGAACATAGATCAGGGGGAAATCTATGTGTTGATGCAGGATTTCCTGAAAGAAATGTGTGATGTGGTGTATGTTCTTAAAGGAACTGCTGTTTCTTTTGGAATGGATTTTGATAAGGCATACAATCTTGTTCATAAATCTAACATGAGTAAGTATCCTTTTACCAAGTGTGAACATGGAAAAGTATTGAAAGGAAAGAACTATAAACCGCCTGTCCTAGAGGAGTGTGTATGAATAAACCTTCTGTTAGAGCACAAGTTATTACAAGGAGAACTTATAATAGGCCTTTAGATAATAAGGATGAAGTCTATGAGACTTGGGAACAGACTATAGACAGGGTGATTGATCATCAGAACTGGCTTTGGAATAGAGCTGCTGGTACTGAGTTAGGAATAGGACCAGAGTTAAAAGAATTAAGACAGCTCTTGTTAGAACGCAAGGTCATGGTATCAGGTAGAACCTTGTGGTTAGGTGGAACTGATGTAGCCAAGAAGAGAGAAGCTAGTCAGTTTAATTGTGCTCATTTAAAAGTGGAGACTATCCATGATGTTGTTGACTCTTTGTGGCTCTTGTTACAGGGGTGTGGAGTTGGGTTCACACCTGTTGTCGGAACGCTATCAGGCTTTACCAAACCCATTGAAGACATTGAAATTATCAGGAGTAAGCGTACTAAGAAGGGAGGACATGAGGGAAGCAGAGAATCTTTCGATAGCGATACAGGGGTTTGGACTATTACAATTGGTGACTCCGCTGAAGCATGGGCAAAGAGTATCGGCAAGTTGCTGGCTTTCAAAGGGAAAGCTACAAAGCTCGTGCTCGATCTCACGCAACTTAGACCAGCAGGATTACGTCTCAGTGGATATGGGTGGATCAGCTCAGGAGATGGACCAATTTCCAAGGCGTACTCAGCTATCGTTCAAATTCTAAACAAGAAGTCAGGTCAACTTCTATCCAAGATGGACATTCTAGATGTAATGAACTGGTTAGGAACTGTATTAAGTAGCAGGAGGTCTGCTGAGATAGCCTTGGTCTATCATAACACCCCTGAATGGAAACAGTTTGCCAGAGCTAAGGATAACCTAGCGGATACTCCTCATCGTAGTCAATCTAATAACTCTATAGTCTTTTGGGAAGAACCTACTCATGAAGAAATCGAAGAAGTCTTTAAAATCATTAAAGAATCAGGTGGATCAGAACCTGGAATCATCAATGGAAAGGAAGCTCGTAGACGAGCACCTTGGTTCACAGGGGTCAACCCATGTGCCGAAATCCTTCTTGGAAATAAGAGTTTCTGTAACCTGTCCGAAGTCGATCTATCCAAATTTAGAGAAGATTCTGGAGGCTTGGAAAGAGCCATCTTCCTTATCGCTAGAGCGAACTATAGGCAAACCCTTGTTAGCCTTGATGATGGAATACTCCAAAGAACGTGGCACGAAAACAATGAATACCTTAGACTTTGTGGAGTGGGACTTACAGGAATCGCCAGCCGTGAAGACCTCGCTTACTATGACTATAAGAGATTGAAAAATATAGCAGTACATGGGGCTTACTCTATGGCTGATGAGTTAGGAACTCAAAGACCTAAGAATGTTACTACGATTAAACCTAGTGGTACACTCAGTAAGATTATGGATACTACTGAAGGATGTCATAAGCCAATAGGAAAATACATATTTAACAATGTTAACTTCTCTGTTAATGATCCTATTCTCCCAAGACTAAGGGAAGCAGGATACCATACAGCAACAAATCCTGTAGATGAACACAATGTTATTGTTACTTTCCCTGTCAAGTGGGACAACATCAGGTTCAGCAGAGATACTAATTCTAAGGAGGAACTTTATGTTAGCTACGAATCGGCTATTAGCCAGCTTGAGAGGTACAAGCTTCTCATGGATGCTTACGTTGAACAGAATTGCTCGATTACGGTTACTTATAAGGCAGTTGAAATCCCAAACATTATCTCTTGGGTCAAATCTAATTGGTCTTCTTACGTTGGTGTTAGCTTTCTTCCCCATGTTGATACTCAAGAAGTATACTCATACCTCCCACAAGAAGTAGTATCTCAGAAGGTTTACGAGGAATATGTAGCACAACTTACTCCTGTAGACCTAGATGAAGTTTCTGGAAACCATGAACTCGAAGATGACGAGTGTTTACAAGGAGTTTGTCCAGTTAAATAATAATCTTTTCCCATTTGGAAAAAATTTTCCACCCTCTAGGAGCAGTTTTGATTATGAGAAAATATAAAAATGATACTAGGTTGGTTATAAGTGATGGTTTGTTGAACACTTTGGATACTATATTTCCAAATAAACTCCCATCGTTTCTTGTTAATGAAGCTGAAATAGCTCAATTGATAGGACAACAACAGGTCATCACCTGGATTAAAGATAAGCAGGAAGAATTAAGGAATCAAAGTATTGAACATGAAGGACAAGTAACTATTAAAGGAGATTAATAACGTGTTAGAATTGTTGAGTGTACTAATGTGTGGTGGAAGTCCTCCTCCTCCACCGCCTCCCCCTCCTCCCCCACCTCCTCCCCCAAGTCCTCCAGCTCCTATCGCTACGGTATCAGCTAAGGCTAAATCGGCAGAGGAGAAGGCTAC